ATCTGTTTATTCTTGTTTTCAAAAATAGAATTGAATTGTATATTAATTTATTGTTAATTAATATGCTGAATGAAACATCATTCATTAGTAAATAATATAACGTTATATAATAATGGAAACACCCAATATAACATTTAATATGAAAACTTACAATAAAAAATTTGAAGGTGTGTTTAACACTTATAATACACGTTTTGGAATGATTACATTATATAAAAATGATGTTTATATTAATGTGCCATTTAAAAATGGCACATATTGGGATATTGATACATTATTAATGTTACGTAAATTTATAAACCCTCAACGTAATATTTTAGAAATAGGAGGACATTGCGGAACTTCGTCTATTATTTATTCTAAATTTATAAATGAATCAAACAAAATATATGTATATGAACCACCGCGTAATATGTATAATTTATTAGTTAAAAATATAAATCAAAATAAGTTACAATATAAAATTATACCTAATAATTTAGGTGTATTTTGTTTTGAAGGAAATGGACAAATGAATAATTATGATATAGACGGTGGCGGTGGTATAGTAGAAAAAAGATACAATGAAGAAATAAATTTAACTTGTAATTTTGGCGGTATTGGATTAGGAAGTAATGGTGAAAATATTAAATTAACAACCATAGATAATATGCAAATAGATAATATTGGTTATATTCATTGTGATGCTCAAGGTTCAGAAAATTTTATATTCTCAAAAGGAATAGAAACTATATCAAAATATAGGCCTGTTATATTATATGAAAATATAGAATTATACGGAACAGCCCATTATGATACTGTATGTAAATCATATGATAATTACAAAAACGAAAGTTTATTTGATATTAAAAAATATTGTATGGAAGAATTAAAATATTCAAAATTCATTGATAGATTTAATGGAGGAATTGATACGCTTTTAATCCCATAATGTATATGTAAAAATCGGCGAGTTAAATTACAAATGTGTATTAATAAAATAGTTGACTCATTTTGCGTATATTTCTTCTTGTTCTTGTTATTTTCAAATATAATTTATTAATAAAATAGTTGACTCATTTTGCGTATCAACTATTTGAACTATATATTATTTTTAATTATTTTTTCTATTAAAAAATAAATAATATTTGCAAAAAATATATACAATTTGTTTTTTAATCTTAAATATATGATAATATTATCAAACAAAACATAAATACATACGATTGCTACAATTATTTTTTCAACAATTAAAATCATATAATTTCGCAATAAATCCAGTAACGACCATTTATTTATAAAACTACACATTGAAGTGCTCGCAAAATCTTTTATAAAAAACCAGTGTATATCAAGAATACCTGTCATTATTCTGTGGATATTACAATATTCATATTTCACATTAAATATATTAAACAATTTTCCACAACAAATTAAATCTATATATAATTTCTGAACATGCCGCCGCGGCCGCGATTTAAATATATACGGGGTTATTCCGTCAATATATTTATTTTTATACAATATATTACTATCAATTACAAATGGCAAATAACAAGATTTAATGATTGAACTATATACATCATTCACATTTTTATAAGAATATTTAATTATTTTTTTTCGTTTGCGAATATTATAATAAGAAATATACAATTTATGATTAATTTGCGATAAATCATTTGGGGTAATTTGTATATATTTATTTACTTTCAAGAGACTATTTAATTTTTTCGACTCATTAAAATCATTATAAAATATATTATAATTTTCATACATAACATCTAATTTATCAAGAAAATATAAAAGACCGATAATAGAACTAATGCTACACGTTGAAATTCTATTTATTTTTATATATTTTTGGTTTTCCATTTCTTTTAAAAAAAATAATGCACCCAAGGTATAACTTCCATTAAAAGCCCCTCCGCTTAAAATTAAATCAAAATTTAACGGCGATTCACTATTTTTCATATGGCCCGGTAATTCACAAATTAATTTATTTATATATTTTTTTATATCGTCCATTTTATTTTACACATATTTTTTAAATAATTAAATACGCTATAAATATATAATTATTTTTTTATTTTATCAGTTAATTGTAGGTTATCAGTGTCAGTGCGAGTGTGAGCGTCAGCGTCAGCGTGCGCGTGCGCGCGTGCGGATAAACAGATTATCAGAATGCGTTTCAATATGTTTATTTATAAGCAATTGGTTATATTTATGGTTTAGAATATAATTTGTGTCTAAAAATGAATCATATAGTTTATATAAAAATGTGTCGTGTTCATACATTATTAATTTAATTTTTATTTCCGAATTTAATTTTGCTTGGAGAACATTATGTTTTAATTTATATATTTCAAGCATTACCATATTATTCATTTGTATTTGTTCATTGTTCTTATTTTGGGTTATTTCATAGTCGTGCATTTCATAAATATCATCGCATTTATCGGAATGCATTCGGATTATTATTATTATTAAACTACAAATAATGAAGTAATTCCAATTTGAAAATATACCTGATTTTATGGCGATAAATACACGCGCCCCATTTACGCAAATAGAATATTGACATTTTAATATATAATAAACCGACCTGTAAGATAAGTTAAGTATTTGAGATACGCAATTTACAAAATTGACGAAATTTTTAAAATCGTGAATAAATAACGCAATAAGTTTCATCTTCATCATTCTTTTATATTAGCAATACTTTAAGTGTTCTTTTTACAAAACATAGACAATAAAATCAAATTTATTTAATTGTTATTTTTAACTTGACGGAAGAGACGAGACCCCCAGTTTTATTTCGCCGAGACTTGCAATGTTATATTTTACTACAAATGGAAGGTCATTTTCCAAATACATTTCTATTTGATTACATAAGTTAGTGCATTTAATAAAATAACTCAAATTTTTCAATGAAAACTCGCCTTGTATAACCTTGCTTGAATCTTGTTTTAAGACAAACTCCATACTTCCATCTGCTTCCGCTCGGTGTATTTCCGCAGAAGCAAAATTTCCCGAACATTTAAAGATTAATTCATTGCCGACGGATTTAATTTCCAGCTTATCCGAAATACAAGACAAATCGCGGATGATTTTTTGAAAATCAACAGAAGGCAAATTGATAATGGACGAAAATTTTACATCTGGATATTCTAATTCTTCAGGATCAGGCTCAATAAGTCTTAATTTTTGAGTCTTGCATTGTTTAATTTCCCCATTTTCAAATTTTAGCGCCAAATGTGAAACAATTCCATCAGCATAGTCGCAATTTTCAATATACATTGTTAAAGTGTCATCATTATCAATCGTATTTATCAACTTGAATAAATGAAACATATTCACCCCGATTATAATTTTTTCCTTTTTACACTCATAGTATTCAAAATTTGGCGCCGCCAATAACAAATGAACTAAAATTGTGTGTGATTTGTCCATATTGATAATTCTTATTCCATCCGGACGAAATGTAATATTTGTCTCCAATAAAATATCTTTTAATGCGGTCATTAAAGTTCTAAATGGCGCGATTTGAACTGTTTTTATTGTTAATATATTTCCCTCAGTTGATATTTGAGATTTATTTAATGTCATTATGTGTATTTTTTATAAATCTTTAAATATTTATTTAAATATAGTTAATAACTTTAACGCATTAATTAGAATATTACTCTTGTGTTTGTGTTTTACTAATATAATATAATTTAATACAATTTAAACAATAATATAAAAATTAACACTCATTATATATAATGAGTCAACAGGGTCAAAACATTATATTAATTAAAGAGGAAACAAATAATTTATTAAACCAATTATTTGATAAATATAGCGACAATACGTATATATTAAAAAGAATACAAACCCATATTAAAAATTATTTGCCGCATATAATTGAAAATGAATTAATCAATTTTGAAAAACGACAAATCCGAATAAAAAATCTCATTAATGAACAGAAAATATTTATTCAAATATTTTTAAGTAAAAATCAATATTTTTATTTACAAAGTAGCAACTCATATTATGAATATTATAACAAAAATTATAAAATCGTCACGGAAGACGATATAGTATATAACTTGCTAACAAATATTTCAAAGACAAAAATATTATTTGAATGGAAACATAAAACAAAAATCAACATTATGAAACAAATAAAGGAACGGGTTTTATTTAATAGTATCCCTGATACAGAAACCATACAAGAAGTATTAAATGTTTTATATCCGTCTATTTTTCAATCAAAATTAATGGCGAAATATTTTCTTATTGTTATCGGCGACAACATACTAAAAAAAAACACACATTTGATTTTTTTAATAAATAACTTAATGAAACAATTCATTCAAGAAATAGATAATATTTCAAACTTGACAATCAAAACAAATATTTCTAATAATTTTTTATGCAAATATCACGAAAAACATTTATATGAAAACTGCCGTTTAATAAAATTAAATGAAGGGTTTTCCTTTGAAATGTGTAAAAATGCGATACGAAAAATTGGACTAAATTTATTGTGTGTTGCGTCCCATTATTCCAACCGGTTCCGCGACTCGGAAAACTTTTGTAATAATATGTATGATGAAGATATTAAAATGTATATTTTATATTTGAAAAATAACAATCAAAAATTAATTATAGATAATTTTTGCAATAACTTCATTCAACCAGCGAATAATGAAACATCCTTAAAAATAGAATGGAAACAATTACACTTTATATGGAAACAATTTATACATATTCATTATCTCCCAAATATTATCTATTCAAACACACTCAAAAATTTATTAAAGGAAAAATACAAATACGAAGAAGAGACCGACACATTTCACCATATTACTAGCAAATTTTTACCAATTATTCACGACTTTTTAACCTTTTGGGAAAGCACCATCATAATATCAAACAACCCAAATGATATTCACGAAATAGAAATTGACGAATTAACGACTATTTTTAAATACTGGATTAAACAAAATCAAAATATATGTAAAACGAACGGCAATTTAAACGATGAAAACACAATTAAAATAATTAATCATTTCTTTCCGGAAATTAACATAATAAATGATAAATACATCTTAAATATATATTCAGTGTTGTGGAATAAAAATACAGATATAAATAACTCATTGGATTTTATCGCGTATCATTTTAAACACACAAATGCCAACCTATTATCATTTGAAGAAGCATATAATTATTATTGGAAATTTGCGGCAGATCACATTTATAAATTTGTAGTCAGTAAAAAATACTTTGAAACATATTTACAAATACATATTCCTAAATATATTGTCTATGAAAAGTTTATTATTACTGACTGGATTTACAAATTAAATAATTAATCGTGTTTAATTACCTCTGGGGTTAATTTATAATGGACGTTGCCACCTTTGACCCGCCGGGATTTTGAACTCTTATTTTTCTTTGATTTTCTGGAAGACCTTGACTTTTTCTTATCCACCTTTACATTACCAAACGCTCCTTTTTTAGTAACATATCCATACTTTACTAATCGGTTTTCCTTCTTTGCCGAAATATGCTTCGCTTTGGATTTAACACGACCATTTAAAAAGACTAAATTCTTTTTCGTAAGGCCGCCCGATGTTTTATACGCAGTGTCGTGCCAAACTTGTGCTCTAGACCCGGTAAGCATTTTGTATTTTTTATCTTGTATTTTATAACTGCCATCTTCGGTTTTAGTATATCTAGTCATATAAAATTACAATAGAAAATATATTTTAACGCAATATTAAAAATTATTTGAAATAACATTTATATTTTGTTTTTGCTTTACAAATATTATTCTACCTCCTAAATTATTGATTATACGATTTGAAATTCTTATATTATTTGAAATATTCTGTTCTATTCCATAATTATTTTTTTCAAATCCTATATTATTGCTAAATTTTAATTGTTTTCTTTTTAGACATTTACAATAAGTATTTGTATTATATGTATTTAAATTCATATATATAATATTTTTTAAAATAAATTGAAACAAATTAAACACAATTCATCATTTTAAATATTAAACCCAACTCTATTAAAATGACAAGTGCCGAATTAGACATTTCTAACAAATACCAACAAAAAAATGAAAAACAGCATATATTAGACAATCCAGATACATATATTGGGTCAGTTGAAATAATTGACTCGCCTATGTGGGTTCTACAAGAATTAAATAACGAAATCAAAATTGTAGAAAAACACATAAAATATATACCTGGATTATTTAAATTATTTGATGAAGGCATTGTAAATTGTCGTGACCATTTTATTCGGATGCAACAAGCCATAAAAAATAACACTGAAAATACATTACCTGTTACATTTATAGATATTTCCATTGAAAATAATGGAAATATAATAATGATGAATGACGGAAATGGTATTGATATTGTTAAACACCCCGAATACAATGTATGGATACCAGAACTTATTTTTGGGCATCTTAGAACATCTACAAACTACAATAAGAATGAAAAGAAAATTGTTGGCGGAAAAAATGGGTTTGGCTTTAAACTTGCTCTTGTATGGTCGACTATTGGTTCTGTTGAAACGGTTGACCATATCCGCGGGTTAAAATACAAACAAGAATTTAAAAACAATTTAGATGTCATTTGTCCTCCTGAAATCACTTCATTTAAAAATAAAAAACCATACACAAAGGTAACATTTACACCCGATTATAAACGATTTGGAATTGATAATATGGACGATGACATAATCGCATTATTAAAAAAAAGAGTATATGATGTTGCGGCGGTAACAGATAAATCTTTAAAAGTAAAATACAACTCAATCCAAATTCCCATTAAAACATTCAAGAATTACACTGATTTATATCTAGGAAATACAGATGAATCCAATTGCAAAAAGGTATATGAAGAAAACGGCGAAAGGTGGGAGTATTTAATTGCCCTTTCACCAACACACGAATTCATTCAAGTATCTTTTGTAAATGGAATTCACACTTCAAAAGGCGGAAAACACGTAGAATATATTTTAAATCAAGTTACGCGAAAATTAATAGAATATATTGAGAAGAAGAAAAAAATTGTCGTAAATTCAACAAGCATTAAAGAACAACTTATATTATTTTTAAAATGTGATATTGAAAATCCCGCATTTGACAGTCAAACAAAGGATTATATGAACACGCCTTCGTCTAAATTTGGGTCATCTTGTGTCGTATCCGATAAATTCATTGAAAAACTGGCGAAAATCGGAATTATGGACTCGGCGTGTGCTCTTACAGAATTAAAGGAAAATAAAATGTCCAAAAAAACAGACGGGGTGAAAACCAAAAATGTAAAAGGAATCCCTAAATTGATTGACGCTAATTGGGCAGGAACGGAAAAGTCAAAACATTGCACAATCATATTCTGTGAAGGAGATTCTGCAAAAGCCGGCATAGTTTCAGGACTATCATCCGAAGACCGAAATATATACGGAGTATATCCGATGAAAGGCAAAATTTTAAATGTTCGCGGCGAAACCACAAAAAAAATCAATGAAAATAAAGAAATTTCAGAAATTAAAAAAATTTTGGGATTAGAAACTGGAAAAGAATACACCAGCATTGAACAGGTCCATAAATCGTTAAGATATAGTAATGTATTGTTCATAACCGATCAAGATTTAGACGGGTCACATATCAAAGGGTTGTGTATAAATTTATTTCTTAATGAATGGCCTTCTCTGTCAAAAATACCAAATTTTATTAGTTTTATGAACACCCCCATTTTACGCGCACAAAAAGGCAACCAACATATTTTATTTTATAATGATGGAGAATATGAAGAATGGAAAGATTTCGATAATATGGACAACTCTTGGAAAATTAAATATTTTAAAGGGTTGGGGACAAGCACAAGTAAGGAATTTAAATCCTATTTTCAAAGTAAAAAAATAGTAGGATTTCAACACAGCGGAGATATTTGCGATAATTCTATTGATATGGTTTTTAATAAAAAAAGAGCGCCTGACAGAAAAGACTGGCTTTCTACATATAACCGAAAAATTTATTTAGACACAAACAATGAAAATGTTTCATACACGGAATTTATAAACAAGGAATTAATACATTTTTCAAAATACGATTGCGACCGAAATATTCCTAATATAATGGACGGGTTTAAAACCAGTCTAAGAAAAATTATTTATTCCGCATTTAAAAAAAATCTCATTTCTGAAATTAAAGTTGCACAATTTACTGGATATGTTTCAGAACACTCGGGGTATCATCACGGCGAGGCTAGTTTAAATGCGACTATTATTGGAATGGCTCAAAATTTCGTAGGGTCAAATAACATTAACTTATTAATGCCAAACGGACAATTTGGCAGCAGATTGCAGGGCGGACAAGACAGCGCTTCAGAAAGATATATTTACACACAATTAAATAACATAACGCGATATATTATTCCCGCAGCAGATGACAATATTTTACATTATTTAAATGATGACGGAACAATGGTAGAGCCGACATATTACGCACCAATTATCCCGATGGTCCTCGTGAATGGTTCAAAAGGAATAGGCACAGGGTTCAGCACCGAAATATTATGTTATAATCCACTTGATATTATTCAATATATTAATAACAAATTATTAAATAAAGAAAACGTCATTAAGTTCATTCCATATTATGAAGGTTTCTTAGGCACAATTGAAGAAATCTCTCCGGGAAAATTTATTATAAAGGGTAAATATGAGGTCATTGATAATGATAAAATTCGCGTATTAGAACTTCCTGTTGGGTTCTGGACAGACAACTTTAAAGAATTACTAGAAATACTATCAGAAACAACAGATAAAGAGGGGAAAAAAATTCAACCGTTAATTAAAGAATATAACGACATGAGTAAAGACACTACCATTGATTTTGTTATTACATTTCATAAAGGAAAATTACAAGATTTAACCGCAAATAATATTGACATCAACTTTAATTTACTTGAAAAAACATTAAAATTATATACAGTTATGAGTACTTCAAATATGCATTTATTCGACTCAGAAGACAATTTGAAAAAATACGAAACGGTTGAAAATATTATTGATGATTATTATAATGTAAGATTGGATTTGTATAATAAAAGAAAAGTTTATTTAATTAATGAACTTGAAGAAGAGTTAATTGTATTAATTAATAAATCTAATTATATTCAAGAAAATATTAATAACACAATCATCTTGATGAATAAAAAGAAACAAGACATTATTAATACTCTTACTGAAAAGGGGTATGCCGTTATAGATAATGATGCGGAATTTAAATATTTAATTAAAATGCCGATGGATTCGGTTACTGAAGAGAATTCAATTAAACTTTTAAATGATGCCACCCATAAAAAGGAGCAAATTGAAGAATTGAAAAATATTACAATTACGCAAATGTGGTTAAATGAATTGGACGCACTTAAAAATAAATACATATCATATAAAAAAGAGAGAAACGGGGTCGTTGACGTACAACCTAAATTAAAAAAGAGTAAAATGATTAAAAAATAAGGTTATATTAAAATAGTTATATATTATATAATGTGGTCAAGTGACATAGAACAACTTCTAGAAAAAATAAGAATAAATTCGGTTATTCTTTCAAAACAACATAAAAAAAAATTTTTTTATTTCAATAATTTATTGCGTTATTTTAGAGTACCCATCATAGTTATAAGTGGGGTAAGCAGTATAATAAGTGTAGGATTTCAACCATATATTAGTCAAACGACAATATCCATGCTGACTTGTCTTCTTTCTTTATCGTGTTCAATCATAGGTTCAATTGAACTTTATTTGGCAATCCAAAAACAAATGGAAAATGAATTATTATCCAGCAAGGATTATTATATATTAAGCATTGATATATTTAAAATGCTTAATTTAAATGTAGAAAATAGAACTCCCGATGGTAAAGCATACTTGGAAGAAAAGTATGCGGAATACTGCGAATTTATGAAAAAATCAAATACTATTGAAAAAAAATTACTAGATCAACTCACAACATTGCCATATTTTGAAAAACCTTCGCAAATGTCATTAACGAACAGTTATAGCATTTTATCTAAACAAATATCTAGTAACAATTTATTAACCAATAATGATAATAACTTTTACAGTGAAACAAATACTTCATATTCAAAATCAATAACAGATAATAATTCAGAGAAATCAAATTTATCCACATTTACATCTGGAAATCAGAATGAAAAAAGCGTGAGATTTTTAGATAATGAAACACACGATAATAGTAGTCCTGATAGTAATATTTAATTGTGCGAAGGCATTCGCGGGCGGGCGGGCGAGGTATATACATTTATGATTGGGGATTTATTTGTGTTTGTAATAGGAAATTATGCACATTATCATCCAGTATTTTTCTTCTTATTATAAATTTATTTTTGTTATAAAATGATTTTATATAGACTTCTACGCTTGGCGCCAAATACTTATGATTACTTAATGTATTCATTATATAATAGGTATATTCGCTGTTTTTATTAAATATATTGGTTTCATAATTTGCCCAAAATAGATCATTTGTTACACTTTCATTCACGGCTTGTTCAACCATTAAATAATTTTCAGAGGTTATGTAAAGACTTAAATTTACTATACAAATACTTAATATATTTGATTTATTTTGCAAAATATGTTTGATAACTCCATAATGTAAAAATACATCACCGTCATTTAAACTATCATACTCATCTACATTCACATACGAATTTTCAAATAAATACAATTTAATTGTATCCCATACTTCACTTGGAAATAATATTGACGTTTCCATTATAAATATAGTTATTTAATATATTATGTATAATGTATAATAAAATAAATCAATTTAAATTTAAAATATTAGATAAATAACAACCAATGGAAAACAAGTATGTTTTATTTTTTGATGGATGTAGCAAAGGAAACCCTGGAAAAGCCGGGTGCGGAGCAGTTATGTATGAAAATAATGTAGAAGTTTTCAGCAAAGCCGTATTCGTTGGAAAAAAAGAAACAAATAATTATGCGGAATATATGGGGCTTATTGTAGGGTTGGAAAACGCAATTATTCAAAATATAAAAGTGCTAACTGTTAAAGGCGATAGTATGCTCGTCATAAAACAAATGAACGGTCTTTATAAAGTGAAATCTCCAAATCTTATACCGTTGTTTGAATTTGCAAAACAATTAGAGACGAAATTTGATAAAATTACGTATCATCACGTCTATAGAAATGATAATAAACGTGCGGATGAGTTGTCAAATATTGCGTTACTTCTTTAATTCAAAAACATTAGTCCGAAGACCGAAATATCTTGTTTTTAAAAATATTCTGTATAAATATAAATGTTACATAATATTTTAAATAAATTCAAATCATCCACAACAGAACGCAATTTAATTATATGTAATAATACATTTGATATAAGCGAATTAAAAGAATCCGTTCTAAAACAATGGATGGTTTGTAAATTAGCAGTTTGGATTATATATTCAGGAAAGTTTTATAATCCGCCATTTTTTAAAAATATTGTATCTTTAATTAGAAATTCATTTGACGACATTAAAATGATATGGAATATGACATTACTAAACGGGCGATTTGCAATATCAAATAAATTTAAATCATATTTTATGAATACAATTATACACGAAGATACAAATAATAAATTAATCATAATTCATAAAACAATATATAAAATATTTAGATTTTCAAATTATAGAACAATTGACTTTATTATTGCTGGTGCTATGAAAGGCGGCACGACATCCGCAGTTATAAATTTTAATAAACATCCCGATATTTATATGAATAAAAATGAAGTCCATTATTTTGACCATTTCAAAAATTACCAAAGAGGCATTGATTGGTATAACTCGCAATTTGATTATAGTGATACTAAAAAAATGATAGGAGATAAAGCTCCAGATGTTATGTTTATATACTCGTCATTACCTTTATTACAAAGATTAAACCCATTTGTAAAAATATTATTATTTCTAAGAAATCCAATAGAAAGGTCATATAGTCATTGGAAAATGTTAAAGAATGAATATAATTACACATTTTCATATGAGTTTAATGTTAATGATGAATTAAACCACAGAATGGATGAAAATTGTTTTTTTCATAATTCTTTTTGGTATCATACAATTAAACGAGGATTTTATTATAGGCATATTATGGAAATTTTAAAATTTTTCCCTCGCGAAAATATTTATATAACTATCTCTGAAAATGTCAAAGATAATATTGATGAAGAGTATCAAAAGATTTTTACATTTTTAGAAGTATCCGAATTACACACCAATTTTACACTAGATTATGTATCAAAAACTTCGGATCATTTACATAAAAATAGCAAAATTTATAAAACATTAAAAACGCTTTTTACAGATGATGTTAGAAAATTAGAAAAATTTTTAGGATATAAAACAAATTGGTGGTAAAATAACCCATACACAATATCAGAGTTAAAATTTTTGTTTAGTAAATGTAAAATAAATGTATTCCCATTATTTTAATATACGCCACCATTGCCGACATTTAATATTAGTTAATTATAAATATAATGACTATGAAAAACATCAATTTAAATATAGAAACTTACAATTTAGAAGATATATTGAACCTTTTTAACATTGACCACAATTTTAATGACATTGATTTAAAAAATGCCAAAAAAATAGTATTAATGACACACCCTGATAAATCCGGATTATCATCCGAATATTTTAGATTTTATTCGGCCGCTTATAAAAAACTATATTTTATATGGGATTTTAAAAATAAGGCTCAAAGCAAAATCACGAGTAAGGTTTATAATATTGATAAAAAAACCCACTTTTCAAAAGAAGACGAGAATGAACATTTATTATTAGACAATTATTTAAAAAAAAATAATCTAAGCGAGGATAAAAAGAAGTTTAACCAATGGTTCAACGAACAATTTGTCAAGTTAAAGGTTTCAAACGAAGACGAATGCCACGGATATGGCGATTGGCTTAAATCAGAAGAACAAAATATTGATATGTCTGAAGAGTCACAGTCAATTAATCAAGATATTGAAATTAGAAAAAAACAAATAAGAGATTTGACGATCCACAACGATTATGAGGTTCTAACGTTTAATAATGGTTTAACAACGATAACCGGCGAACAACCAAGTGTTTATTCATCAGATATTTTTAGCAACTTAAAATATGATGATTTAAAAAAGGCATATACCGAAACAGTCGTTCCAGTTACAAATGAAGATTACGCAAATGTTAGAAAATTTAAAAATACAGATGATTACAAAAAGTTTAGGTCTTCGCAAAATCTTATTCCATTAAGCGAGAAACAAGCTTTACAATATTTAGAAAGTAAAGAAAAAATAGAAAATACGGAAAGTACTATTCGTGGTTATAAATTAGCAGAACAAAGCGAAAAAATTATTAACAATCGTTCTTTATTTATTAGTAGTTTATTAAATCTTGAAAATAATTAATAATTAAGAAAACACCTCACAAATTAATCTATAAACAACACGTATTTTAAATATTATATTATAATATATGAAAAAACCAATAACATTTTATATTGTAAGTGGTATATGTTTAATTGCTATAATGACATTACACAAATGGTATAAGGATAAACAAAATAAAAATGACCTTCACAGCGATTATTTATTAATACAAAATTTTTTATTAGATGACAATACAATATTAACCAAAAATACAAAACCTATATTATGGATACACATACCATACGAATATAATTCGCGCAATTGGGGTAGTTTTGGGTCAAGAAGTAACACGGAATTAAATCAGCCATATTTGTATTTGACAACAAAAAGTATTATAACTAAATGTAATGACTCATTCAAAATATGTTTAATCGACGACAACTCATTTAAAAAATTAATTCCGTCTTGGAATATAGATACTTCTAAAGTATCCGGTCCAATACTTTCCAACATTAGACAAATGGGATTAATGAAACTTATTTATATCTATGGCGGCATGATATGTCCAATTTCATTCATATGTCTAAAAGACCTCATCGGAATATATAACAAAGGTACCGCCGACAATAAAATGTTTGTTTGTGAAAATCACGCATATGATATATCTTCTAGCACTTATAAATTTTATCCAGATATTTGTTTCATGGGAAGTTCTAAAAATAACGAAACCACGAATAATTTAATTCATTATATTCAACGCATTATTTCAACTGACAACACAAGTAATAGTATTTTCTCCGGCGATATAAATGCATGGTGTAAAAAAGAAATTGAAAATAATAATATGAATATTATACGGGGTGGAAATATTGGAATTAAAAATACGAATGAGAAGCCTATACACATTGAAAATTTATTTTCTCAGACATTTTTTGACATTGATAAAAACGCATATGGATTATTATTACCCGCAAAGGATATATTAAAACGCAGAAAATATGAATGGTTTTCTAGACTTTCCGCAAAACAAGTCATTGAAAGCAATACTATGATTGGAAAGTATTTATTACTATCAAATGGCGACGAAGTTAGAATTAA